GTCACGCATGCGCGTTCAGCCCAGCAACATGATCCAGCCCGATTTGTTCGGCAATGACAAGACGCCGCAACCATCTGGGCAGGTTATCCCCATGTCGGGCTTTGCGAAGTTTGCGGGGCAGTGAACAAGCATGTGGATGCTGCCCTGGCCTATGCCCGGGCGGTGATGGCTGGCGAGGTGCCTGCCTGCAAGTGGACGCAGCTTGCCTGTTTGCGGCAGATCAACGACCTGGAGAGGGCTACCGGCGCCGACTGGCCCTGGGTGTTTGACCCGGACCGGGCCTCACGCCCCTGTGAGTTTGTGGAGCTGCTGCCTCACATCAAAGGCAAGTGGGCGCGAGAAGGCCGGCTGATCGAGCTGGAGCCTTGGCAGTGCTTCGTGATCACCACCGTGTTCGGCTGGGTGCACCGCGAAACCAGGCTTCGCCGGTACCGGGAGGGTTATGTGGAAGTTCCGCGCAAGAACGCGAAGTCCACCCTGTCGAGCGGCCTGGCCCTGTACATGCTTACGGCGGACAACGAGCACGGCGCCGAGGTGTACAGCGCGGCGACGACGCGCGACCAGGCACGCATCGTTTTTGATGATGCAAAGGCCATGGCGCAGCGCACGCCTGATCTGCGCAACTGGTTGGGTGTGGCGATCCTGCAGCACAGCATCACAGTGGCATATACCAGCAGCAAGTTTGCTCCGCTGGCCGCTGAGGGCAGCACGCTGGACGGCCTGAACGTGCACTTCGCGGTAATCGACGAACTGCACGCGCACAAGACCCGAGCGGTGTACGACGTGATCGACACGGCCCGCGGTGCACGTGAGCAGTCGCTGCTGTGGAACATCACCACCGCCGGCACTGACCGATCGGGCATCTGCTACGAGCGCCGCACCCATGTGACCAAGATTCTGGATGGCGTGATTGACGACGCGACCATGTTCGGCATCGTCTACAGCCTGGACGATGGCGATGATCCGCACGATCCGGCGAGCTGGGCCAAGGCCAACCCGAACTGGGGTAAGTCGGTGCTGGGAGACGACATGGCCGCCGCCAGCCGCAAGGCTGATGCCATGCCATCGGCGCTGAACAACTTCCTGACCAAACGCCTGAACGTGTGGGTGTCGGGCGAGTCGGCCTGGATGGATATGCGGGCCTGGGACCGCTGCGGCGACCATGCGCTGCGCGATCTGCACGCGCACGCCGGCGCCAAGGTCTGGATGGGTCTGGACCTGGCGCAGAAGAAAGACTTCGCGGCCTTGTGCATCGTGTGGGAGACCGATGGTGTGTGGAACGTGTGCACACGCCTGTACCTGAACGAGCTGGCGATCACAGAGAGCGGCAACGCCCACCTGAGCGGCTGGGCGCGGCAGGGCTATGTGCAGATGACCGATGGCGACATCACCGACTTCGACGTGGTGGCCGACGACCTGCGCACGTACTGCCGCCTGTTCGATGTGCAAGAGATCGCCTTCGACCCGGCGCTCTCCATGTACTTCGCGGGAAAGCTGATCGAAGAAGGCCTGCCGCTGGTGGAGATCACGCAGCGCGCCATGTTCTACACGCCCCCGCTGATCCAGGTCGAGAACCTGGTGCTGGAAAAGAAATTGCGTCACGACGGCAACCCCGTCATGGACTGGATGGTGAGCAACCTGGTGGTGAAGATCAGCAAGTTCAACGAGCTGCGATCCCCCACCAAAGAGCGCGACGAAAACAAGATTGACGGACCCATGGCCATGTTGATGGCGCTGGGCCGGGCCTTGAGTGGCGACAAAACCGAACAATCATTTTGGGAAACGGCATGAATTTCTGGAGCAGGATCACGGGCAGGAAGTCGGCCCAGTCCGGCGACGGCCTGACCGACGTCCTGCGCGCCATCCTGCGTGGCGGCGTGCGCTCGAAGTCGGGCGCGCTGGTCAACCGGGACGCGGCGTTTCGCGTAAGCGTGGTGTTCTCGTGTGTCCGGGCGCTGTCAGAGGGCGTGGCCCAGGTGCCGTTCAAGGTGATGCGTGAGACCGAATCGTCGGTGTCTGTGTACCCCGAGCGTCGGGCGGCATCGGATCACCCGCTTTACGACCTGCTGCACCGGGCCCCGAACGGGTTCCAGACCAGTTTCGAGTTTCGCGAGACCATGATGCTGCACGCGCTGTTGGCTCGCCACGGCGCGTTCGCGTTCAAGAACATCGTCGATGTCGGCACCCGCGGCCCGCGCATCGCCGAGCTGATCCTGCTGAACCCCGACCTGGTGACGCCGATCCAGAACGAAGACTGGAGCATCACCTACCGGGTGCAGTCGAAATCGGGCGCAACCCAGGACTTCCCGCAGAGCTCCATCTGGCACCTGCGTGGCCCCAGCTGGAACGGGTTCAGCGGGCTGGATGTGCTCAACATGGCGCGCGAGGCCATTGGCCTGGCGATCGCCACCGAAGACAGCCACTCTGCGTTGCACGCCAAGGGCATCCGGCCCAGTGGCGTCTACTCCGTCGACGGAAACCTGACGAAGGAACAGCACGCTCAGCTCAAGAAGTGGATCGATGACGAAAACGCAGGCGCCGAAAACGCCGGCACCACGATGTTGCTGGACCGCAACGCCAAGTTCCAACCCGTGTCCATCACCGGCGTGGACGCCCAGCACCTGGAGACCCGGCGCTACCAGATCGAAGAGATCTGCCGCTTCTTCCGCGTGATGCCGATCATGGCCGGCTACTCGGACAAGGCCTCCACCTACGCAAGCGCCGAGCAGATGTTCCTGGCGCACGTGGTGCACACGCTGATGCCCTGGTACGAGCGGATCCAGCAGTCGGCCGAGGTGAACCTGCTGAGCCCAGCCGACCGCCAGGCCGGCTACTACATCAAGCTGGTCGAAGCCGGCCTGCTGCGCGGCGCCATGAAGGACACCGCCGAATACCTGTACCGGCTCACCATGGGCGGCACCATGGCCCGCAACGAAGCGCGCGGCAAGCTGGACCTGAACCCGCTGGCCGGCCTGGACGAACCCCTGACCCCCACCAACATGACCATCGACCCCGCCGGCGCGCCGGCATCTGGAGCAGCAGCATGACCGAAACGATCGAGCGCAAGCGCGTCGCACTGACCGAAATCGCCATCGATGAAAAGCAGGACGGCGGCGAACCGGGCGAGATGCGGTTCAAAGGCTACGGCGCCGTCTTCGGCAACACCGACAGCTACGGCGACGTGATCGAGCAGGGCGCCTTTGCCAAGACCCTGAAGGCCGCCGAGAAATCGGGCGAGTTCCCCTCCATGCTGCTGCAGCACGGCGGCTGGCAGATCACCGCCGCCGACATGATGCCGGTCGGTGTGTGGGACACGCTGAAGGAAGACTCGAAGGGCCTTTACAACGAGGGAATCCTCGCGCCCATCCAGCGCGGCATCGAGGCCTACACCCTCATGAAGATGAAGCCGCGGCCCGCGATCACCGGGCTGTCCATCGGCTACATCGCCAAGAAATTCACCGTCGGCACCAAGCCCGACGAGCCGCGGCGCAAGCTGCACGAGATCGAGCTGGTCGAGATCAGCCTGGTCACCTTCCCGGCCAACGGCAAGGCCCGCATCACTGGCGTGAAGTCTGGCGTGGACTTCAGCGAACGCGAATTCGAACAGCTCATGCAGGACGCTGGGCTGTCACGAAAGGAAGCCCGCATGGTCATGAGCCATGGCTTCCGGCATCTCAAGGCCATGCAGGACGCTGGCAGCGGGGAGCTTGACGAACTGGCGGCGGCCATCAAACGCAACACCCACCTCATCCAAACCATCTGAGAAAGACCACCATGCACTCTATCACCCGCAAACACCTGACGATCGGCCTGCTGGCTGTCGTCGCCGTCATGGCCGCCTTCGCCATGCTCGGCCACCCGCTGATCGACCCCGCCGCCCTGGCTGGCGTGGGCATGCTGCCCATGGCCCTGTCGGGCGAGATCGACATGAAGGAAATCAAGACGCTGCTGGACAAGCAAGGCGAAGCCTGGGGCGAGTTCACCCGCAAAAACGACGAACTGCTCAAGGCCAAGGCCGAAGGCAAGGCCGTGTCTGACCTGCAGACCACCGTCGACAAGATCAACGGCGAACTGAGCAAGTTCAACGCCGACCTGATCGAGATCGCCAAGAAGGCCAACCGCCCCCAGGCCGACGGCAAGCAGCTCACCCCTGAGCAGGCCGAGTACAAGCAGGCCTTCGGAAAGTTCCTGCGCAAGGGTGACGACAACGGCCTGGAAGGCCTGCAGCGCAAGGCCTATAACAGCGGCAGCGGCCCCGATGGTGGCTACCTGGTGCTGCCCGAGATGGACGCCGAGATCATCCGCGTGGTCGGCATCACCAGCGCCATCGGCCGCCTGGCGCGCCAGGTCACCGTGGGC